AAAAAGATATATTGCACATCGATATTATGTACCTCTACACGAAGCAAAAGCAAAATTTGGCAACAAAGACTACCAAGCAATAGAAAAGAAAGACTATTTTACCAAGTATATGGATGATTCATATCAACAAGAAATGTCATATTCAGGTACTGATGAGATGTTTCGTTACATAGAAGTTGTTGAATTTTATGACTTAGTAAACGATATGATATACTTTTACACACCAAACTGGGCTATGGGTGATAAATTCTTAGATAAAGATATGATCCCCTTCAGAGATAATGAAAACAAACCAGTTGTACCAATTGTACCTTTCTATTTTAACAGAAAGCCTGACTGTCCTATTGAAGGATATTCAGCAATGAAACGAATATATGACCAGATATATGAAACAAATTTAATTAGAACCTTTCAGGCTAATGGTGTTCGCAAAGCATCTCGTCAATATATTGTAAAGCGAGGTACCTTTGATGAAGAAAGTATGGCACAAGTTACATCAGGCATTGATGGACTGTTTATTGAAGTTGATGATGATGATCTTAATGGTGCTATTCGTACTTTACCTCAGAATCCCACACCCCCAGAACTCGAACAATACTACCAACAAGTGCAAAGAGACAAAGACAAAGGATCGATCCTAGCACCTTTTACAAGAGGTGAATCGACCCGTTCTTCAGCTACAGAAATTGCTGCACTTGCTGCCTATTCATCGTCAGAGGTAGGTAGACTGGCTAGAGAACGTGATGCTACTATCGAAGAGCTAGCACGTATTTATATTTTTATGTTGGCAATGTATATGGAAGAAGATGATGCCCGTGACATTGTAGTTATTGACAACCGTGATGAAGTGGTAAAAGCAAGCGACTTGAGAGGTGACTTTCAAATATTTGCACAAGATCAGGCTTCAACACCAATTAGTGAATCTGTTAGAAAGCGTGAATTCATACAGTCAATACCAGTATTAGAAGGTTTAGGTGTTCCTAAAACGACTCTTCTCAATGAGATGGTTCGTGCTCTTGGTCTACCTGAAAGCTTTGTTGAGGAAGCCCAACAGGCTGCTCAAGCCCAAATATCAGCAGCAAAAGCAAGAACATCGGGTGCTGCTATTCAACCTGACGCTGTAGAACTACAACAAGGAATGCAACCGACAGGACCCAATAATTTACAAGCAATTCTTAACACCGGAGAGGGATAATGGAAGATATGAACAAAATGGACCAAGAGGCATTGATGGATGAAGATATGCTGAAGTCTAAATTAATGATGAAAGCAAAAGAGATGGATGCATTGGAAGATGATGCGCTAAGTAGAGTTAGTGGTGACTTCTCCAAAAACGGTCTGAATAGACTTGTTGATGCATTGAATCAAGCAAACCGTGTATTTAAAGCACCAACCTATCCAAGGTTTGATAGTGCACCTGAGGTTTTACCACCTGAGTTTTTACGCAACCTTGAAATGGTAAATGCAGCAGTTACAGATGCAGGTTTGGATGAGTACAAATTCGATCTATCAGAGATCGAAGATGATGGTGACTTAAAAATGATAGCTGGTAAAATTGATGCAGCTGCAATGGATAGGTCATTTAAAGCGTTTCTCAACAAGCCGCAAGGTATGGGAGATATACAAGCTGAAATGGATGTTCCTGTACAAGAAATGTCAGGTGACGCATTGACAGCTGTTACGGTAAAACCTTCGAAAGAAGAAGATGATGAAGAAGAATTATTTATGGCTCGAATGAAAGCATAACAATAGGAGGCTAATATGAGCGAAGAAGTCAGCAACCCCACAGCGGTTGAAGTAGAAAGTGCTGGGACTGACGTTGAAACTTCAAGTGAAACTGTAGAGACAACGGAAGAAAATGCACCAAAAAGTTATCAAGGTAAAGACCGTGTAGGTGATGCCTTGAGACAAGCGAAAGCAGAACCCATTCCAGAAGAAATGTCATTGGAAACATTGACTGAGGTAGAAGGTTTGGATGAAGGTGGACATAAAGGTATTAATTACAATAAAGTAATTTCAGACCTACCAGATGATGCAAGGGCGTTACTTAGTAATATTCGTGCAGACTATACCCGTAAGACACAAGAGTTGGCAGAACAACGTCGACAATTGGAACATTTACAAAATAGTTTGTTGAAAGGTGCTGAACAACTGCCTGAGGTTGGTGAAAAGGTAGAACTGGATCCTTATGATACTCAATCTTTCGAACAAAGAATTCAACAAGAAGTAGCACAAAGACTACAAGAAATGATGCAACCAATGCGTGAAGAACAACATCGTTTAACGAAACGCGCACAGCTAGATAAATTTAAGGCAGAAAACCCTGACTTAATGGACTACAAAACTGAAATTGCAGAAATGTTGAAGTCTAATGAAAATATTTCACTAGAAGACGCATATCATATAGTAAAGGGCCGAGCTCTTAACGACCAGAACAAAAAACTCAAAGCTGAGTTGGACAGTCGTACTAGTCGTATGAGAGAGGTAGGTCTTAAACTATCACAAGGCACTTCAGTAAGAGACATAGGTAAGGTTCCTAAACACCTCAAAAAAGGTCACGAGATCTACGCTTGGTTAAAAGCACAAAAAGGTGGATAAAAAGGAAAAAAAACCGTATTTAATGACAAGCCCCTTTCACGCATCAAGAGAGGACAAGCTGCAGAAACTCCTTCGGGAACACTTCAGATGCACAACAAAACAACAATATATTATGACAACAAGACAAAAAATTATAGCGGAGGAATATTATGGCTATATCAAATGACGTACTCTCGTCAACACTCCGTATTCTTTTAGACGAAGAGGTTGATCAGCTTTATCAAGCGACACCTCTCTTGGATAAGATGCGTGAGCGTGGCGGAGTTGTAACATATGACGGTGGACAAAAATTAAATGTACCACTTATTCTTGAAGAACATTCTTCAATCACTCAATTGGACAGCGGATATGAACCAATTAATTTAGCAGTAAAAGATGCATTGCGTCAAGCTGAATTTAACTGGTGCGACTTTGTAGCTCCAATCGTAATTACTCGTTCAGAGGAACTTTCAAACAAAGGTGAACGCGCTATCGTTGATATCGCTGAAGCTCGTATGAAGTCCGTTATGGGTGCACTTAAGCGAGAAGTAGAAAAGCAAGTACTTGCTAACGCTTCTTCAGTTCTTAGCAACCTTAACACATTCAACGGTTTGGCTAACTACAACGATACGGTAACAACATCAGCTAACTCTGGTGGTGATACCACTTCAGGTTTCTTTGAAAACAGAACCTTTGGATCGCAGCAAGCTACATCAGTTGGTGGACTTTCTAAGGCTACTTTCGGACGTTTAAACAACCAGTATGTAACCTCACGTGGTACTCTTTCAGTTGAACATATGACAGATCTTTATATTAACTGTCAATTGAACACACCTGATGGAAGTGCTCCGGATCTTATTATCTGTTCTCCAGCATTTTACAAGGCTTATAAAGCTCTTTTGTTTAACAAAGAACGATACATTGATGAAAAGGTACTTGATGGTGGACGTTTGGCACTTGCTTTCAATGGTGCAATTGTTACTCCTTCTCCTTTCTTGGGAAGTGATGTACAAAACCCAGCTGCAACGCCTTCACATCAATCAATTATTTCTGCATACTTCTTGAATACTAAGTATATGAAGATCGGTTTCGATAGTGCAGCACAATTTGAAATGGACGACTTTGAGTCTGTTACAGGTTATGCTTCTCGCTCGGCCAATGTTTATACTCGTATGCAAATTTACTTCGAACATCTAGCATCACAAGGTCTCCTTGTGGACGCTGAAAGCTAATAGGGGGACATTATGGCTACATCTACATTAATACAAAAATTATTCGCTTCTGATGAAAGTGGGGTTGGTGAAGACTCAATCAAAGTCTCGAACAGACAAGAGATCGAAACTTTCTTCTCTTCTGAGGCAATCAGTGACGGCGACTTCGTATGTCTTGACATTTCTAAAACCAGTGATGGTGATAAGATGTCATACGTCAAGAAGCTCAAAGCTGATGCTGGTTTAACAGCTGTTGGAATCGGTATTGCTGATCAGACTATTTCATCCAACGAAGTTGGTAACCAAATTCGTGTCGTTATCAAAGGCTTCAAAGCTGGTGCTAACGTTGCAACTGGTGCTGCTGTTGGTGAACGTGTTATGGGAACAGGTACTGCCGGTCGTGGTGATGTATTGACGAACTCGTCAACACTTCCTGCACTTGCATACGTTGTTACAGAAGCAGCTGGTAATAGTGCTGACGTAATTGTTATCAAGCAGTTTTAATTTCATTTAACTCCAAGAAATGAATACAATTTGGCCCGCCCAATCGGGCGGGCTTTTATTTTAAACAGAGGCAGAGATGAACTTAAAAGAAATGCGCGATATGGTTGCGAACATCATCGACTACAATCCTGATGTTACAGCATATAATGAAGAAATTAATAAAATTATCAATGAAGTTTATCTTAACTTCTTTATGACACAACCTTGGTCTTTTGCACAAAAAACCATTGACACTTACACACTACCTGATGTGACACAAACAGACCTCACGATCACACCAAATGCAGGTAACGCATACCTCAAAAACTTTCTTGAAGGTATGAACAATAC